TCGAGACGCGCAAGTTCCAGGTCTCCGAGATCGCCCGCTGGTTCAGAGTCCCGCCCCACAAGATCGGGGACCTCGAGCACGCCACCTTCTCCAACATCGAGCATCAGGGCATCGAGTTCGTTGTCGACTGCCTCACGCCCTGGCTCGTGCGCTGGGAACAGGAGATCCACTCCAAGCTGCTGCGCGGCGCGGAGCGGGAGGAGTTCTTCGCGGAGCACGTGGTCGCGGGCCTCCTGCGCGGCGACCAGAAGGCCCGCTACGACTCCTACAAGATCGGCCGCGAAGGCGGATGGCTCTCGGCGAACGACGTGCGCGAGCTCGAGAATATGAACCCTCTGCCGGGGACCCAAGGCGACATCTACATCGTGCCGCTGAACATGATCCCCGCGCAGCAGATCGGGAAGCCCCGCGAGGGACGCGCCGACGTGCTGAAGGCCCGCGTCGCACGCGCCCACGGTCGCACCATCGCCGACGCGGCGGGCCGCATGATCCGCCGCGAGGCGGCCGCCGTGCGCCGCGCCGCGCGGAAGGACGGCTTCCGGGACTGGCTCGGGGAGTTCTATGCCCGGCACCGGGACATCTTCGTCCGCTCCCTCGAGCCGGCCGCGCTGGCCTGCGCGGAGGTGCTCGCAGCGGCCTGGGGCGTGGACGACGCGCAGGGACTCGAGCGCCTCGCCTCCGACTGCGTGGGCCGCCTGGTCGACGCGCACTGCGAGCGGGCGCGCGACACGCTCGAGCGGCTCGCGGTCGCCGCAGAGCCGGAGGAACTCGAGGCCGCCGTCGCCAGGACGATGGCGGCCTGGGAGGCGGAGGGGCCGGACCACTTCGCGTCCGACCTGGTCGATGCCGAGCTCAAGCGTTTGGCGAAAGGAGCACATGGTGATTGAGCGACGTTTCGTGCCTGCGCCCGACCTGCGCGTGGAGACGCGCGACGGCGACGCCGGCGAGCAGCCCCACATCGTGGGCTATGCCGCCGTCTTCAACAGCCCGAGCTGCGACCTGGGCGGGTTCATCGAGCGCATTGCGCCCGGCGCCTTCGCCGACAGCCTGGCGAACGGGGACGACGTGCGGGCGCTGGTGGACCACGACTGGGGCCGCATCATCGGCCGCCGCAAGGCCGGCACCCTGACGCTCGAGGAAGACGAGCGCGGCCTCCTCACCGACACCGTCCCGCCCGACACGTCGGTCGGCAGGGACATCGTCGAGAGCATCCGCCGCGGCGACGTGGACCAGATGAGCTTCGCCTTCGACACGCTCGAGGACGACTGGAGCACGGCGGAGGACGGCCAGACGATCCGCGAGCTTCGCAAGGTCAAGCTGTGGGACATCAGCCCCGTGACGTTCCCGGCGTACGACGAGACCTCGGTCTCGGTCTCCGCCCGCAGCCTGTTCCGCGCCGCCGGCATCGATGAGCCGCACCTCGCGCGGATCGCCGTCCGAGCCGAGCACGGGCTCGAGCTCTCGTCCAAGGACCTCGACCTGCTCGAGGCCACCATCGCCAAGCTGCGGAGCTTCCTCCCCGGCACGCCGGTTCTCGACGCGGCCCGGGAGCGGCTCGCCCGCTTCACCGCCTGAAGGAGGCCCTGGCCATGAGCAGACTCTCCGCGATCGTCCTGGCGGCTCTGCTGTCCCTCGCCTGCGGGTGCGTCGCGCCGACCGGGGTCCAGGTCGCCATCGACGCGGCCCACGCGGCCGTCGACGCGGACGACGCCATCATCGGCCTCTACCACGGCGCGGTGATGGAGACCTTCGACCAGGTGCGCGCGGCGCACCTGGCAGAGGCCAAGCGCATCGCCGCCGGCCTGGCGGACAAGGGGGAGCTGACCCCCGAGCTGGTAAGCGAGGGCTTCGACCGCCTGGCCGCGGCCCTCGAGGAAATCGAGCGGCGCCGGGCCCGCTTCCAGGACCTGGCCCGCCTGGCTGCCGAGAACAACGCGAACGCGCGCGAGGCGCTCCAGAAGGCGAGCGACCTGGTCGCGCGTGCCTCGGACACGCAGGAGAAGGTGCGGCGCCTCGTGTCCGAGCTCGACACGAGCCGCACGCAGGAGACGGCGGAATGACCGAGCCCATCGCCAGCGCGGTCGCCGAGGTGCGCGACCTCCGCGAGAAGGCGGAGGCTGCCGGCCTGGTCGAGCCCGACCCCTGGGCGGCGCTCGACTCGTCCTGGAAGGGGCCCGACGTGGACACCAGCCAGGTGGCCATCGTCGGAGCCGAGGCCATCGAGGCCGTCCGCAAGGCGTATCTCGAGGGACGCGCCGAAGCCACCCTCGTGGTCCAGGCCATCGACCTGGCCAAGGCGGTGCTGCCGCTCGCGCTGAAGCTGTGACGTTCCGGCGCCGGCGGTCCGACGACCGCCGCCGCCTTTGCGATAGAGGCGCCCGGACCCGTCCGGCGACGGAGCCGCGCCTCCAAGGGGAGCAAACACGGAAACGAGGAGCAGTCGAATGACTGTCAAGGAGTTGAAGGCAAAGCGGGCCAAGGCCATCGCGGACGCGCGGGCCATCGTGGACGCCGCCCAGGCCGAAGAGCGCGACATGACCGCCGAGGAGTCGCAGCAGTTCGACGCGCTCATGGCGGAGGCCGACAAACACGCCGCCGAGGCCGAACGGCTCGAGAAGCTCGATCGCCACGAGGCCTGGGCGGCGGAGTCCGCCGGCCGCCAGACGCAGCCCGACCAGCCGGGCGGCGAGACCCGCGACATCGACCCGCCCAGCCCCGAGCTGGGCAGCACGCCGGAGTATCGCGCCTACCACGAGCGCTACGGCAGCCCCGAGTATCGCGACGCCTTCGTCGCGGTCCTGCGCGGCGACGTGCGCGCGCTTCAGGCCGACGTGGACGAGTCCGGCGGGTTCGTCGTCACCCCGGAGCAATTCGTGGCGGAGCTGCTCAAGGCCGTCGACAACGAGGTCTTCGTCCGCCAGTTCGCCACCGTGCATACCGTCGTGCAGGCGCAGAGCCTCGGCGTGCCGTCCCTCGACGCGGACCCCGCCGACCCGACCTGGACCAGCGAGATCGGGACGGGGGACGAGGACAGCACGATGGCCTTCGGGAAGCGCGAGCTGCACCCCCGGCCCCTGGCCAAGCGCGTGAAGGTGAGCAACAAGCTCCTCCGCATGGCCATCATCGGCGCCGAGCAGCTCGTGCGCGACCGCCTGGCCTACAAGTTCGGCGTGACGGAGGAGAACGCCTTCCTGAACGGCACCGGCGCCGGCCAGCCGCTCGGCATGTTCGTCGCCTCGGACGACGGCATCCCGACCAGCCGCGATGAGGCCACGGACAATGGGGCGACCTCCGTGACGGCCGACGGGCTCATCAACGCCAAGTTCAAGCTCAAGGGCCAGTATTGGCCCAAGGCACAGTGGATCTTCCACAGAGACGCCGTGAAGCAGATCGTCAAGCTGAAGGACGACGAAAGCCGCTACATCTGGCGGCCGGGCCTCATCTCCGGCCAGCCGGACCGGCTGCTCGACCTGCCCTACCGGATGAGCGAATACGCTCCGAACACGTTCACCGCCAACCAGTACGTCGGCATCCTCGGCGACCTGTCGTTCTACTGGATCGCCGACGCGCTCGCCATGACCGTGCAAATCCTGCGCGAGCTGTATGCGGAAAGCAATCAGGTCGGCTTCATCGGCCGCCTCGAGACGGACGGCATGCCCGTGCTCGCCGAGGCCTTCGTCCGCGTCAAGCTGGGCGCCGGCGGCTGAGTCACAGCGGTCCCTCACCGCAGCTCTGGAGACCAGACGAGGGGAGACAACCGAGAGCAAAGGGGTTCAGGAAATGAACCTGTCGGAACGCACGCTCATCTCTCGCGCCATCAGCCCCGCCGATGGCGCGGCCGGGACCACCGACATCGAGGGCGTCGTCCTCGACATGGCCAACGCCGACGGCGTGCTCATGATCGTCATGATGGGCGCCATCACGGCTACGGCTGTCACGTCCATCAAGGCCCAGCAGGGCGACGAGTCGGACCTCTCCGACGCCGCCGACCTGGAAGGCAGCGGCCAGACCATCGCGGACGACGACGACAACAAGGTGTTCGTCATCGACCTGGCGAAGCCGACCAAGCGCTACGTCAGGGTCTACGTCGACCGCGGCACGGCTAACGCCGTGGTCGCGGGGGCGCTCTACCAGCAATACGGCTTGCGGAAGCAGCCGCCGACCCACGGTTCCAACGTGTCCGCCGAGGTGCACGCCAGCCCCGACGAGGGCACGGCCTGACGGTCTGAACCGCCCGGGCGCCGCGACGCCTGGACGGCTGGACACGGCGGGGGCGGGCGCCTCCCCCTGCCCCCGCCGCTCCCTCTGGAGGCACAGCAGGAAAGGACCCCGGCATGACCCAGCTCCTGGGCGGCGTCGAGCTCCAGGTCCACGGCGTGGTGTCCATTCACCAGCCCGGCACGTCCTACTTCGTGAATGGCGCGGACGGCTCGGACGACGCCACGGGGCTCGACTGGGACCACGCGCTCGCGTCGCTCGACGCGGCCGTCAACAAGTGCGCCGAGAACCACAACGACGTGATCTACGTGGCCCCGACCCACACGGAGAACCTCGGGGCCGACAGCGCCGTCGACGTGGACAAGGCCGGCATACACATCGTCGGGATCCGCCGGGGCCGCCAGATGCCGACCCTCACCGCGACGGCCGTCGCCGGCGACTTCAAGCTCGCCGCCGACAACTGCTCCGTCCGGAACCTCCGGTTCCTCGGCGGCATCAACGCGACCACCGGCGTGCTCGAGGTCACCGGCAACGACTGCGCGGTCATCGACTGCGAGTATCGCGACGTGACGGGCCAGGCCCTCGACGTGCTCGTGACGGACAACGCGCTCCGCCTCCTGGTCGACGGCTTCCGCGTCCTGGGCGCGTCCGCGGACGGCGGGGACTCGGCCATCATGCTCGATGAGTGCGACGGCGCGGTCATCCGCAACTGCCACCTGGTCGGCAACTTCGACCTGGGCGCCATCGAGTTCCGGAACGTGGCCAGCGCCGACGTCCGGATTCACGACTGCGTCATCAAGACCTATGGCTCAGAGGACCTCGCCATCTCCGACACGGTCACCGGCACCACGGGGATCGTTGGGCCCAACGTGTTCGCCCAACTGGCCGACGACGCGGCCAACATCACCGAGGCGATCTCCGGCAACTCCCTCGTGGTCATGGACCACGGGGTCCACGTCGTCAACGCCGCCGGCGAGAAGTCCATGGCCCTCAACTGGACGGCGTCCACGGACGCCTGAACCCCCTTCGGGAAAGGAGTCTCTCATGCGCGTGCGAATGCGAACCACGATGGCGGGGCCCGAGCGCACCGTCATCGCCGGCAAGGTGGCGGACCTGCCCGACGCGGAGGCCCGCGACCTCATCAAGGGCGGCTACGCCGAGGCCGTGGGCAAGGCCGCCGCGCCCGAGCGGCCGAAGCCGGAGACGGCAGCCGCGCCCGGCCCCGAGGAGTCCGCGGTCAGCAAGGCCCCCGCACGGCCCCGCAAGGGCCGCAGCAAGAAGGCCTCCGGCAGCAAGTAGGAGCACCGCGCCGTGGAAGCGCTCGAGCGGGCAACGCGGGTCGCCACGCCGCCGTCGGAGGAACCCCTCTCCCTCGCCGAGGCGCGGGAGCACCTGCGCGTCGACGACTCGCTCGAGGACCCCGTCATCTCCCGCGCCATCGCCGCGGCCCGCCAGTTCGCTGAGGCGTTCCTCCACCGCAAGCTGTGCACGACGGGGCTCGAGCTTCAGCTCAGCGGGTTCCCGTCCGGCCAGATCGATCTGCCCTTCCCGCCGCTTCAGGCGGCCGCGTCCGTCACCTATGTGGACACGGCCGGCGAGGAACAGGAGCTGCTGTTCGCGAGCGGCGACTTCCAGGCCGACACGGTGAGCGAGCCGGGCCGCATCTACCCGTGCTATGGGCAGTCCTGGCCGACCCCCAGGTCGCAGCCCGCCGCCGTCACGGTGGCCTTCACGGCCGGCTACGGCGCCGCGTCTGCCGTGCCCGACCAGGTCAAGCAGGCGATGCTGCTGCACGTCGGGGCCCTCTACGCCGACCGCGAGGCCGCCGAGGTCCCCGAGGCGACCAAGAACCTCCTCTGGCCACTCAGGAGCTGGTAGTGCTCAAGGCAGGCCGGCTGCGCGACAGAATCGAGCTCCAGCAGCCCACAGAGAGCCGCGACACGCACGGCGGCGTGTCCAAGTCGTGGACCACCTACGCCCGCGTCTGGGCCTCCGTGGAGCCGCTCAGCGGCAGGGAGCGGTTCCT